CACGTGAATGGGCAACCAGAAGGCTGGCTGTGCGTCCATGAGTACACCATGTCGCCCTGAATGTGGACCGAATTAACGATCTCCAGCCAGAGCAACGCGCGCACCTTATTCTCCTCACCAGCATCCCCGTAGAAAGCGTTGATGACGTCCAACACGGCCCAAAGCCCATCAGCAGGGAGCGTCCCGTCGTAATTGGTGAAATCACCAGCCACAACGTTCGGTCCATGCAACATGAGCTTTCTGGCTATTGCAGTCCAATCCTGAGAGTATGGGTTCACACCCACACAGGACTCGACTGCGATCGCGTGTCGCGCCATGTGGGCATTGAACCCCATGAAGAATTGTCGTAGCAGGATGGTTTGCACCATCTCGCCAGGTGAGAAGAGTCTCGTCTTACCGGCCTCGACTTTCTCAAGGGGCCGCAGCTCATCCTTCAGAGTGTCGGTCCAATAGAGTCCTGATCGCTCGCCTCGCAAAAGACGAGCGAGAACCCTATCATACTCCTCTCGCACCTCACTTCGAATGACAAAATCATCGGAGCCCAGGTAGTAAGTTTTACCCTTACCAATCTTCGACCACCCATATCCTGGGGAGGTCGATCGATTGATAGCGGGGTAACGCTCGTCACCGGGGATCCCACGAATCGCCTCATCGAAGTTCAACGTTCGGGCGTCAGTCCCGTGATCTCGATCACAAATCATATCAGTCACTTGCTTCTTTGCAGCAGCAAGCGCTGACGGATCGATCAACATCGACGGGGTTGACACCTTCTTCATTGCAGTAGCGAGGGGAGTTACGACATCGCCAGCAAGATTGCGCGTGTCGCGAAGATACGCCGGTCTCTTCAACACGGGCCCACAAATTTCGTGGACCGGTGACGGAGAGATCGACGTCTCCTTCGCAGCGTACACCTTCGAGTTAGCTCTGCCGTGCAAAACAAGTCCGGACAAGGTCGCACCAAACGATAGCACACCATTAGAAGCCTCCGCTTCCAACGGCTGCGCCACCGCAACGGCACCATCAAACCAGGACGAGATGTGCAAGGACATGCGGTTTCGCACATGGTCGATGAATCCCTGAGACACAGCAGCGGCAGCTGCAGTGTAATTCGCTCCCAGGGCTCCGCCGGCCATGTGGATTCCGCAAATCTTCCGATTGAATCGCGGGTCAAATGCTATCAGCACGCCACCACAATCTCCTCCTTGGGTCTCCATTCGGTAGCAATAGAAATGGCGAATGCGCTTTACAGTCGCGCCGTCACCATAATCAAGCATGAAAGGAGTCGTGTCGAACGCCCTAGCTGCATCAGTTTCCTGATACATCAAGGTCGAACGACCTCCCAAGGGAGTATACTTAACCAAGCAGACACGCTTGGGCTCAACATGGCGAGAGAAATCCTCACTTGTCATGAAGAACCCAAGAATGTCCGCATGGGCATGCACACTCAATGGAAACTCAATCAAACACACATCTCGTTCTCCATATGTTGAGTCCGCCTCATCAGCGAACCCGACATTCAAATCAGTTTTCATCATCTCAAACGATCGGTCACCAAGGACCGTACTCACAATTCGCACTTGCTTACGCATTACGTAATGCAAGTGGCGATTCGTGATGGCCACACGGCCCCTTACAAACGTAAGGGAACCGATAGGCCGCCACGCATCGCCACTCTCATCACGAGTGTAAATGTGGTACATGTTCTTGGCAACTTTGGTACGTATCTCAGCGGCATTCTGGTCAGTCAACGCCTCAGCGAGTCCCTGTTCGGTTCTCACTACGACGTTTCCTTTCACAGAACCGCTGGGGTACGCACCCTCGGTCTTAACAACAGGTTTAGCTTTCACACCATCCGCGCGTGACTCAGTTTTCACCACACCAGCTCCTTTTACGGATCCGGTGGGGTAAGTCTCTGCGTCACACTCGACAGTTTTCCAGCCAAACCACGACTTGACATTCACAACACTGCTCCACAACTGCTCTAACAGCCAACTGAGCGCCCACTTGAGGGCACGATACACCAGGTAACTCGAAAGTACCTGATATAACATGCTCACAAGGGGCGACCAGGTGGCCAACATAGCAGAAAAGCGCATGTTGCGGAGCAAGTTTGAGGTAAGATTCTCACCAGCCTTTGCCCTACACTTCTGTGCGAAAGTCTCGACGGCTTCAGGGTCGTCGTGACGATCACATCCAAAAGGGAGTGGACAAAGGGTCTCAATGCGAGAAAGATAACTCAGAATCGCAACCTTATGCTCACCGCGCATGATGCCACGCCAAGTCCGATAAATCAGAGACAAAACCTCTGGTTCATCAGACTTGAGGTAACTCACGCAACGGCAATTCATAAAATCACGTTGCACGTCATCAGTTTCCTCAGGCTCACCACCATTCGCGATCCGGCTAGCAGGATATCTATCAAAGATACCGCCAGCCAGACCGCAATCGGCAATGAACCTGAAAACATTCAGATGCACTCTCTGCCCAAACCAACAGCTCACTCGCCACGGATGTTCAAAATACGTGGGAGCAGGCAATTGGATCTGGCAGAGAGCTTCAAGTCGTTCCAACTCGATTGTGTTGATGTCGAACAGGTCTTCAGGATAGGGGGAACCTTCCATCGGAGCCTGCGCTTCACCAACACAAGTCGCGAAGTACTTCTGACGTTCTCCACGCATCAGTCCTCCAACGTTCTGCTTTGCCACCAAAGCCTCGGTGCAAATCTTTGCCATCTGCTCGAAAGTCAAACCCGCCTGCAAAACGCGATAGCTCTCAGTCGCAACCAGGGGGACGCCTTCAACGTCCTCCTGATCGAACATCATGCAATCACGCCAAGCATTCGGATTCGTTTTCGCAGCCTCGGCAACCTTCTGACTGTTAAGAGTAACGGTCTTCTTGTTGCCGATCTGCTTCACAATAGCGAAGTCAGGGTGGGGGTAGTGTCTAAACCGGAGTTGAACCCGATTGTCGACAGCTTCAGGATTGGTCAGGGAGGGGAAGTTAAACTTGCACCGATTAGACGTCCAGATCACTACTTTCGCAGTAAACTGGGCAGTCGCCTTACCGGTCAAATCCGCCTTCGAGGGTTTGAAAGGGGCTGTGTTCGTCATTCGAATGGCCTCTAACGGTTCCGGGGAGGGGCGCTGGGCCGAATCAACAACAGAACCGAAATCGTCACAAACGACGATTTCGGAACCGTTGTTGAATCCGTCCCAGAACTCCGTTCCCGGATTCCGATAGTAAACCTTGTTATGCAAATCAGTTTCCGTTCTACTACCCATAGCCACAAGCAAACGAGTGTTGAGATAATCGAGCATACTCGACTTTCCAACACCCGTCTGCCCGTGAATGTGGATTAGCAACGGTGCGATACGCGCTTCGCTCAAACCAGGAGCGGTCGAATCCAGGGTGTCTCTCACTTTAAACAAAAAGAGAGAGACACTCCGGAACCGGCCAGTCATGGTTGAGGGCACACGCAGCGCATCGAGCCTCTTCTGAATTCCATCAGCCTGCAATAGCCATCCATTCACCTTCATACGCAATTCACCAGTGTCCTCTTGACACCTGATGGACAGGTTCGAAGTGTTAATGGCCATCACCTCATCACAGAATTTATCAATGTCAGAGAATTCATTCAAATCATCAGAAGACATCCCGAAGAGCTCAGACTTTACAAAATTCATCAACACGTTCGACGCCGCCTGGGACACACCTTGTAACTTCTCAATTGAAGTAAAGCATGCACCCACGCG